GGATACAACTGTCGCGTAGCATTGGCATAATTCAGGCTCAGGAAGGAGATTGAGTTATGGCGAATCGTGATTTTAAGAATGTGCAAGCGCTAGAGCGCGAGGTAAAAATCCTCGCGTTTCGCTTGACCGGCATTAACGCAGGAACGCCTGTGGCCACCCCTAACACGGGTATTGCAAGCGTTGCTCAGGCTGGCGGCGATATTACAATCACCTTGGAAGATAAATACAGTTCACTGTTGTCTTGTCAGCTTACGCTTGGCGCGACTGACGGGGCTGCTGCGGCGACGTTGGCGGCTTACCAGGAAGACACTGTATCAACGACCAAGACTATTGTAATTGATACCGCAGGTTCTCCAGATGCCAACGACACACTAGATGTGGCGTTGTTTCTAAAGAACAGCAGCGTAACCTAAGGAGCCTAAAATGCCCGACCCAGGAAACCTGGCGGTCATGATCCTCGACAAAGCCAAGGAGTCATCCGAAGGCAAAGACGAGGGTGAAGGCTACGCGAAAATGGCCAAGAAGGAGGCAGGTGATGCTTTCCTCAAGGCCATCGCGGATGGCGACGGAGAGATGGTAGCGCAAGCGCTACAGGACCTTCACGACATTAGTATGAATTAATTGGACGGGGGCGAAAGCCCCCGGTCCTTTATCGGAGGGCTGGATGCCGAATAACACTACCACCCTCGCCCAGCTCATCACCCGTGTAAGACAGCGGGCCGATATGGTGGGGTCCGCCTTCGTCTCAGACTCAGAGATTGTTGACTATATCAACGTCGCCATGGCGGAGATTCACGATTTACTCGTGACCAAATACGAAGACTACTACGTCAAAGATAGCTCGGAGTCGCCCAAGTCTGGCGATTACACGCTTCCTGCCGACAACCCAGGAACACTACCCACGGACTTCTACAAGGCCCTGGGGGTTGATTTGGTGTCGGGCGGACTGACGTATCGCCTGAAGCGCTACAGCTTTCAGGACCGCAATATGTACAACTCGCCTGGGGCGGTGGCAGCAAGAATCGCAGATACGCGCTACACCATCCAGGGGAACAAGATTAAGTTCATCCCCGACCCGACGACATCGGGAACGGCGAAGCTCTACTACGTGCCGGAAGCTCAAAGGTTTGATGCAGGCTCTACGAGCGCCACCATTGTCAGCGTGGCCCCTGCCGTAGCTAATGGCTACGAAGAGTATGTGGTGGTCGATGCGGCCATTAAATGCCTGCTCAAAGAAGAGTCTGATGTCCAGCCCCACATGGTCTACAAAGAGCAGCTTCGGAAGCGGCTTGAAGCGGCAGCGGGCAATAGAGATGCTGGGGAATCCTACAAGATTAGCGACGTTAACACTGGCGTCTATCTCGAAGACTACGTTAACTATCGGGGCTTCTGATGGTCGAGTTTGAGAGATATAGAAGCGACAACTACGAGCTTAATCGAGTCCAAGACAAGATTGAGGACTTTGCGCGTGGCGTGCAGCTTGGCGGGATTATTGATGGGCGGCTTATTGCCAGCATTGACCTAGTGGCGAACAAGACTTACCAGGTCTACCATGGCCTTGGTCGAAGGTATAAAGGCTATGTGGTTGTCTCTTCAACAGCCGCGAATGTCGTTATCGTCAAAGAGGGCGAGAACAACAGCCCGGACAAATACATCCCTGTTCAGTCTGCCGCGAACTCAACCGTTAGCTTGTGGGTGTTTTAATGCCATTAGAAAAGAAAGAAATATCCTTTCCGTTTCTTAAGGGCATGGACGAGAAAACGTCGGATGCTACTCGTGCGCCAGACTCTCTCTCTGACTGCCTCAATGGCGTGTTTGATAAAGCGGGCCGCATCAAAAAACGAGGTGGCTACGTTGCTGCCGACAAGATCATAGCCAACACAACTACGAGCCGAATAGCCAAGGGCGCTGCTGTGTCTCAGTACAAGGATGAGACCCTCATTCTTGACGGCACGAAGATGTACACCAAGCTTAGCAATGCGGAGTACCTATCGAAGGGGACTTATGTGCCCTGCACCTTTAAGAACGAGTTCAAGCGCCGAGACCCATCGAAGAAGCAGAGCAATGCGCAGATGGCGGAGCACCGGGGCGTTCGGGTTTACACCTGGATGGAGTACGGGCATGACCAGGCGGGGGAGGTTAGGGTTGTCGCTGCAATAGAGGATGTTGCGACTGGGACATCCCTGCGCGACGACATTGTTTTAGATACGTCTCGTTTTAGGACAGCCGGAAACGGCAGGCTTTACGCCACCCCAAAGCCATACGCCATTAAAGGCACGGATGATGACAACATATGGATTATGTTTGTTGCAAATGCGGGAGTCCCGGCCACAGACGCAATTATTGAGGGCGGTTCAGGGTATTCTACGGCAACCGGGGTGGCCACGTTTGGGGGAACCGGAACAGGCTGCACAATAGACATTGATACTGTTGCAGCGGGCAGAATAACAGCACTTTCATACAACAATGCGGGTACAGGGTATACTGTCGGGGATATTTTGCGCGTTGCCGGTGGAGGCAATAACGCAAGGTTTCGGGTTGATTCCGTTGGGTCGTCTCGAATAAAAATCTCAAAAGTAGACTGCACAAGCGTTGAGACAGCGGCAGCATATGCCGGAGCACTGACAACACTCGAAGACCCATCCGGCAACGAAATTGAGGTAAGCAGTGTAACTCCGCAATTTGCAGCAGATTCTTTGCATAATGAAACATATGAAGACAACGCCGTTATTGCCTATTCGGACGCAAGCGGGAGTTACTCTTACACTATTCGGGCAATAACGATCGCCAGTGGAGTAATGCAGGCGGTTGCAGACGCTAATTCTTACCGAATTTCAACAACTGGTTTCTGGAACCCCTTCGTCGACTCCTCTTCCGCTCGCGGAAGTACGGGGACAAATGTTGTTGGGGGCATTATGCTCAAAGCCCTAAATGACGGGTCGTCGAGCGCATCGGATTACAACATCATTTTTGGAGCGACCTTTAACAACTCGGGCGCACCAGAAGTAAAGCTGTACAACATTAGAGACGATTTTGGGGCCGCCATCACGTATGGCGCCTTAACCACCGGGCCCAACCCCCTTTGCAATGCGGGACTTCATCTTCTCAGCGGGACAGCCGGAACCTTTACGAATGGCGGACATCCATATGTGGCCCTAGAGCTTTACGCGGAAGGGCAACAGGGGCACCCGTCGGGCGCCACGACATATGAAAACAACGGGGTAGTGCCTCCTCACTTCGTGGCAACTTACTACCTAACAAGAGCGGCAGACAATAGCCCAAACTCCACAAGGGTCCACGTAGCCCACAACGCAAGCATTCTGTCAGACATGTTTAGGCACGCGGCTACCGCAGAAACCGGCCTTTACTATGTACTGGCGCACGTAAACGACAACAGCCTTACGTCAACCGATGTTAGCGACTATGGCCTATCTAACAACCTGGCCCTTATGCGACACATTGATAACTCAGGAACGAGAACCAATGAGTTTGTGGGTGCGGTAAAAACAGGGCAAGTCGCAAATTGCTTAACGTCTGAATATTCGCAATGTGATCCATTAGCCACGGCGATCTCTCACGAAACAACAGGAACCATCAACCCTACGTCCAGTGCACTGGTGACGGTTTTGGACATGGGACCGATTCAGGTAGGGTGGGCCGTCTATGGGGATGGCGTAGCTGCATCAACAACAGTTTCCGCTATTAACTCAGCAACAACGTTAACAATGAGCAATAACGCCGTGGTCCCAACAAATGGTGGGCCGCTGGCCGGAGCATCGCTTACATTTGTAGATGAATCCAATGCCCTCTACAGCACGTCCCCGATGGTCTATGGTGTTCAAAGGGTAACATCGACAGATTCTGGAGAGCGGTTCCTTTTTGGTGCGGCTCGATTTGCTGGATACTCGACGTCAAAGACTGGCGAGTATTCAGGGCCTGAAACCTCTGGCAACTCGTTTGGCGTATCCTTGGTAGAGGTCAATTTTGACCCGGCTCGCCCCCTTGCTTCGCTGGATTCAGATGGAACGTGGGTAGGCACCGGCGGATACTTGCACGGTTACGATGGGAGCAATATTTTTGAAGTTGGTTTTGCAACATACCCATCGATTGCAAGGCTCCATCAACTGCATGACGACCTAAACAACAACGGCGGCCTTAGCGCGGGAACTTACAAGTACAAGGTCGTTTATGAGTGGACAGACGCAAACGGAAACATCCATCGATCTGCGCCATCGGGATTTGCGGAGATAACAACAACAGAGGCCTCTTCTGGAAGACGAGGCACGGTTGTTGTTTCAATCTACATACCGAACTTTACGCGAAAGATCGGGATTAGGGCTATTGTTTATCGAAACAATGATGGGGGCTCTATTTTCTACAAGGCAGGGTCCGTGCCTGTTCCTGAGCCGTCAAGTGCGTCAAGGCGAACGGTCAACTTTATAGACTGGCCGAGGGGAACATCGGCAATTACAACCCAAGACGACATTATCTACAGAGACCCAATTTATACTGCGGACGGTGAACTCGCGAATGGCTTCTTTGGCTCGTGCACTGATTTGACACGACACAGAAACAAGGCGTTTGCGGTTGGGGCGGACGACAACGTTTACTTCTCAAAGCCAATTGTTGACGGAGCGGAGCTTCAGTTTCCTGATGAGTTTGTTTTGAGAATCCCTGGGGACTCGTCTGTCACAACTGGCGTTGAAAGCAACCTAGACCATCTTCTTATCTTCACAGAAGATAATGCCCACTTTGTGTCAGGCCCAGGGCCAGATGCGTTTGGCGCGGGCATGTTCGCGCCCCCAAGAATATTTGGAACCAACCAAGGAGCGCGAGCTGGGTCGGCACATGTTCAGACTCCGCTAGGTGTCTTCTATCAGACTCTGCGGGGCATCTACCTTGTTCAGCGAGACATGAGCATCAAATACATTGGCGCTCAGGTAGAAGACCAGGTGAATAACTTGGTCATCAGCATGCTTTGCCACGACCCGACAAATGAAGTCCGGTTTATGATCAAGGATACGACAGCGAGCAGTAGCGATGTGGCGCTAACGTACAATTACTACTTCGGCCAATGGAGCAGGTCGGAAATGGTTTACACCTCGTCGGAGTACCAGGTTGGGGAAATATATGACGGAACCTATTTTCAAAAATTGTCGGGAACAGGTTTTCTTTTAAAGCAGGACAATACTGTTTTTACGGACACCTATAGAGTACACGCCTCTCCCACATCCACGGCAACAAGGAACTACAACTTAGAGCTTCGAACAGCTTTTATTGCCCCTAGTGGACTATTGTCGTTTGACCGAGTGTACCGGGGGATGGTGCTTGGCGAGTATATTTCGGCTCACACTATACGGTTGAATTTTTACACCGACTATATGGACACCGTGGCTGTGTCGACGGGAAGCAAAGAACTCTCTACCGCTCCAGCAGGAGAGTATGAGCCTGTTGCCGGGTACGTTAATCACCCTCTTTATTTGTTCAGGGCACACATGACGCAGCAGAAGTGCAGGGCTATTCAGGCCGAGATAAAGCTTATATCCGGCGCAGGGGTCGCTACAGCGCCCGCATATCTTGACGGCATTGCGTTCGAAGTCGGTGTCCGACCTAAGAAGTCAGCGCTCAAAACCATAGCGGATAGGACGATATAATGGCAGGTGAAGGTATAGCGGCGCAGCAGATGCTTCAGCAGCAAGCAGCCCTAGAGCAGCGCAATGCAGCAATGCAGAATATGATGAAGCAGCAAGCTGCATCACAGATTATGCGTCAAATTGCCACAAGTGAAGTTCAGCGGTCTATGGCCCTAGACAGGCAGCGCGGGCAAGCACTTCAATCAGGGGCAGACCGCCAGGCGCGTCGAGATGTTGGGCAGTCTAGGATGGAGATGCAGAAAGACCTCGAAGAGAAGCAAAAACTGCTTGGCTTAATTGGCGGAGCAGCGGAAGCTACGGGTGCTCTGGGCGGCTATCTTCAGTCGCAAAACGCTTTAGAGGAAGCTCAATTTCAAGGGCGAATGGAAGCAGCCGCTCTTGACCCAGGGGTTGATGATTTTTCTCAGTTTAACCCAGAAGATGTTGCGGCCCTTCAGGCGATGTCAAAAGCGCAAACACAGACGGATGCTGACGCCATGGTGTTTGATGAAGCCGAGCTTGCTGGGATTATGAGTGACCCTGAAGTTGTCGGACGAGGCCAAGAATTAGCAATGAGGCAGCAGAGCCTTGAGGATCTTACAGGGGCAGCAAAGGGCGCAATGTCAAGACCATCTGCTCAGCTAGATCAGCTTTATTCTGACGCGGCAAGAGAGCAGCGACAACAGGATTTGCAATTTGCGAATGACCCAGATTCTCGACGAATGCGCCGAGCCACCCACACGCCACAGCTTGATGCTATGCCGACAGAGGCGGAAATGAATCCTGAAGACCTGGCAGCCCTTAAAGAGTTGGGTGCCGCGTCTCAAATGCCTCTTCAGGAAGATCCGTCAGTAAACATCGGCGAAGAAATAACGGGCGAGGTTGGAAGAGTCGAATCCCTCATGGATACAATCCAAGCAGCAAAAGAGGCAATGGGCCGCCCCTCTGGGAGGTTAGACGAGCTTCGATCGGATGCAGCAAGAGAGCGCAGGCAGCAAGATTTACAATTCGCGAACGATCCAGATTCAAGAAGAATGCGAAGAGCTGTTAATAGGCCCCAACTTGACACAATGGTGACCCCGTCCCAAATGAACCCATCCGACCTTGGTGAGTTGATGGAGCTTGGTACGGCGAATCAAGTCCCGATGGAGTTTGATGAAAGAGATGTTGCCCAAACAGCAGCTCAACTCGAACAATTACAAGTTCTTCGTGAAGCGGGCGAATTGCCCCAGTCCTACTATCTTGACCAACTATACAGAGAGAGAGACCGTGAGCGCAGAATGGCCATCATGAAGGCTTTGGCGGACATGAGACGGCTTGATCCGAGAGTTACTCCAGTTGAGGGAGGCCGGTAATGGCGGATAGTTACTACAGCGACCTTGAAGAGCAGGAATCTCAGGACGCGCAAAAGCAAAGATCTAGAGGCGGCCCCGCTGAATTTCTGCAAGGAAGAGCAAGCGCGGAAAAAGCTTACGGTGATATGTTTAGCGAAGGGGATATCGCTGGAGCAACAAAGAGGGCTTATGCTGATTCTTTAGACGGCGGCGGAATGTTTCGAACTGAAGACATCGAAGCCCAGCTCCGGTCTCAGTACGGTCTTGAAGGCGACAAGTTGTTTGATTACGCCACCAGGCTCTCCGATGTTGCCCAGGGAAGAACAAAGACTGCGGGGCAGGTCAGGGCAGAGAGGGCGCTTGAAATTCTCACCGGGGCGCAAAGGGGCAGGGCACGGTCTCAAACGGGCTTCGACACAGCAACAGCCCTTCGCCAAGGGGCTCGTGCGGCGCAGCAGGCAGAGGCAACAGGCGAAGAGCAGATTGGCGCTGCGGCTGAATTAGCGCAGCAGCAAGCATCTGCGGACTTAGAGCAACTCTTGATAGCGGGCGAACAGCGAGCACAAGACAAATCTTTTGCCATGGCTCAGCTTCAGCAACAGCAGCAAGCGGCAGAGGGGGCTATGTTTGGAAACGTTCTTAGTGGTATTCTTGGTGCAGTTGGGGCTATTGCCGGAGGCTCTTTAGGGGGTCCGGCGGGCGCTGCGGCGGGAGCCCAGGGGGCTAGCGCCCTTGGCCAGGGCATTGGCCGGTGGATGGCTTAGGAGAGAGATATGGCGGATTTGTACGGCGAAAAAAGAGCAAGGGCTGCTGCCTCTGGTGGCGTATTGTCAACCGGCATTGACCCTCGGTACCGAAAAACAAAAGACCCAGAACGAGAACTTAAAAGAGCTACTCTTCTTTACGAGGAAAGAGAAAAAGCTAAAATACGGACCAAAAAAGAAGAAGAAAAAAAACGCGCACAAATCGCAATGCAGCGTCGAGCAGAGGCAATTAACAGGGGGATGACGCCCGCCGAAGCTTTTAAATTGGCCGAGGAAGAAGAAAAGAAAGATCTTGCAGCGGCAGCACCCGCCGACGCGGCCCCCGCAGAAACCGATGAGGTGGCAAGCTCGCCATTCGCAGATGCGGCCGGGCAGGAAAGAGAACTGACTCTTTACGAGGAAACCCGTCAAACCCTCGATGACTTGAAAAGCCAGATAGAACAATCGTCGGGCAGGCAAAAAAAGGTTCTTGAGGGGTATGCCGAAAAGCTTGAGGCGCAAGCCAATCAGGTGGCCGCTGTTCAGCAAGAAGAGGCCGAAAGAGCCGACAGAAGAACTCGCGCTTTAGAGCTTATGAATCAACGCCATGACGAGGCGGTTGCAAGAGCGAATGATGAAATTCGAAACGCAGAGCGCATGGTTACGAGTCACGAGATTGACCCCAACAGGGCGTTTAAAACAACGGGCGCTCGGGTGGCTTCGGCAATTGCCATTGCGATGAGCGCTCTTGGGCAGGGCTTGTCTGGGCGAACTGGCCCAAACACCGCGTATAAGATTATCAATGACGCAATCAATCGAGACATTGATCTTCAGAAAGAGGAGCTTCGAACTCGCAAGGATGTGTTGCGAAATAAGAACAACCTCTACGCCAATATGATGTCTCGTTTTGGGCATGAAAGATCTGCTGAAATTGCAACACACCAAGCAGGGCTTGCGGCAGCAAAGCAGAAGGTACTAGCGCTACAGGCAGCGCATAAAGGGCAAAACGCTCAGGCTGCTGTTTCCGAGGTTTTAGGAAAGATAGAGGCTGATCAAATCAGCAACACAGAAAAGCTCGGAAAGATCCAAGGGAGCCTTGCTCTCCAAGAATCAAGGGCAGCAAGAACAGGAAGGGGTGCAAGCGGAAATGAAGGCACCATTGCATCTGCGCTGGCAAAACTAGACTTGCTGCCAGAAACATTTAAGAAGGTTGGGAAAATCGAGGGCGCTATTGCAACAACCTTGTCAGGATTTGGTCTGGGGGGTCTTATTTCCATGATCCCCGGAATTCGCGATGCGGATTTTTACGAAGATGCGCGAAACCTTATTGCAAAAGAAATTACTCGGGCGTTTGACGGCGGACGGCCAACAGACAAAGACTTTGCGATTCTTTTAGCTCGCTTGCCTCCTGCCGGAATGGAAAAAGAAGGAGGTCTTCGAAAAATACAAAACCTTCGAGATTTTCTTATTGCAGAAGCAGGCCCCGGCGGAAGGTTTAAGCGAGGACAACTAGAGGCCAAGTATGGCGAAAGCATAACGGCAGAGCAGCTTGCGATTGGGAAGCAGGTAGAGGCCCTTGCAGGCAAGGAAGACTGGGAATTTTTTACGCCTGAAGGCGGCAAAAAAAAAAGACCTAGAATAGTCAAGCATGAGGGAAGGCCGTCTGGCCAAGATATTGTCAGCCCCTTAGGTGCCGGATTTGACATTAGTTCACATTACGGAATGAGAGATCACCCAATAACGGGAGGAAGAAAGATGCACAAAGGAACTGATTTTGCTGCACCAAAAAACACCCCCGTTCTCTCCATGCTTGACGGAACTGTTACTTACGCGGGAAACCAGGGGGGCAAGACAGGGTACGTTGTAAAGATTAAAGATGAATCGGGCAGAGAGACTAAATTCTTTCACCTAAACCCTGGAAGCTTAAAGGTCAAAAAAGGACAAAAGGTAAAGGCAGGGCAGCACGTCGCAGGTGTTGGAAACACCGGGGGCTCAACAGGCTATCACCTACATGCGGAATTACTCATCGGGGGCAAGCATGTTGATCTTGCCGATTATCTTGGAGGCGCGTAGCAATGCCAAAGCTCTACGATAGGCAAGCCAACGAGTGGCGAGACATAGCCGACCACCTTGTGGAGGATGCCTACAAGAGCGGGCGATTTCTCTTTAAGAAAGGCGCAGAGGTTAATGTCCAGTTGCCTGATGGGCGTTACGGGACAGTACCGGCAGAACTCCTTGGTGATGTTTTGCAAGCAGGTGGAACCTACGACCCGGCCGAAGAACGGCAAGAACGCATTGAGCAAGCTCAGTATGGCAATCGTGGAATCGAAGCTCTTCTATTAGCCGCCGGAAGGGGTTTAACGTTCGGCCTCTCCGACGTGGCTGCTGAGAAGTTCGGTGATTACTCAGAAGAAGAGCTTCGTAAGCTCGAAGAGTACAATCCCACCATTAGTGCCGTTGGTGAAACTGGCGGGGCTGTGCTGCCTGCTTTTTTCACTGGCGGCACGTCCACTGCTGCACAAATTCTCTCCAAGGGCACTCTTGCAGGACAAGCGGCCCGTGCCGGTATTGTCACTGAAAGGGCGGTTGCAGGGGCCATTGGTTTAGAAAAAGCCACAACCGTTGCAGACAAGATGCTCAAGGGCGGAGCCTCTCTTGGCGCAGCCGCAGGCATAGAGGGTGTTCTCTTCGGCGCGGGCGAAACCATTTCTGAGGAGTTGCTAGGCAGAACAGACAGGACAGCAGAGCAGATGCTTGCCAACATCGGCAGCGTTGGCCTCTTGTCAGGCGGCATCGGAACCGCCCTTGGCGCTGGCCCAGGAGCGCTCACCAAGGCCTTCCAGGCATTCCATGGTAACAGGTTTTCTAAGGGACTTGGCGACAAGGTAGCCCAGTTCTCTGACGACCTGACTGCGGCGATGACCAGTGGCGACAGGGCAACGATTGCTAAGTTTAGAGATCCTGAGTTTTTGGATAGGTTTATTGGGTTTGAAGGGGTCAAAAGCAAGACACAAGAAGAAACAGTGTCTTTTGTAAACAACTTTATTTCAAACCTCACAGAAGCAACAACCATGGCTTCTGGGTCAAAAAAAGCCAAAGACATTGGAAAGCTGGTCTCCACAAAAGACGCATCGCAAACAGTTCAAAAATCAGCAGACTCTTTGATGGCGATTAAGAATAGCCTCAGGCAAATGCAGGACAATCCCGCTGCGTATGGCGCAGACAAAGAACAGGTAGGCCTTCTTATAAGGGCGGTTGATGACCAAATTGAGTCTGTTCGAGCTATGACGGAAAAGCACCTTGTAGGGACAGGGCAGATGCCAGAGGGGGGAGCGCTCATAATCAAGGACGGCGCCTTTGTTGTTGAGAGAAAGGGCAAGGCCCGAAAAACAACAAAAACCGAAGGCGACGATATGATGACAGGGACGGTAAGACAGACTGCCCCAGTAACAGATTATCTGCCAATGAGCTTCTCTCCTGATTTAGGAGACCTTCCAAAAAACCTGTTCAACGAATTAGACGAATTTAAAAAAGTTCTGGGAACGTATTCGTACAGAAGCAGACCGGATGGAAAAGTCAGCTTTAACGCATCCAAAGAAATGAATAACCTCTACCAAAGCATCAGAAACGTGCTTGAGGATGAAGCTCTTTTTGGTGCAGCGGCAAGAGCTCAGGCGGCAGTTAACGCCCCTTTCCACAGGCTGCTTCAATCTGCCCCAAACTTTTTAAAGAAGTTTGCACAGAAAAAAGCGGATGGAACTTACGTTGCAGACCCAAGCAAAATAGCCACATTTATTAAAAGGTCTGACGATTTCGATGAAAGAGCAGCCCTAAACAAAGAATTTTTTGAAGAAACAATTAAAGAGTTTCAAGCGTTTACCAAGGCCGCCCAGACTCACTACGGCGACAAATTTAAAAAGTTTGCCACCGGAACCCAAGCCATTAACAAGCAATGGGCCGACTTCGGAGAACTCCTCGCGGCACAGAAAGAACTCCGGCATCTATCTCAGACCAACGATAGCTCCATGTCCCTGCTTGCTGGTGGCGCCGCTTACGCCATAGGTGGCATACCAGGCGCTGTTGTGGCTGCCGCAGCCAACGACATCATCCGGCCCGGAAACGCCATCAGACGGCGCATGGTAATCCACAACATGAAGTCTATGATGACCAAGCGCATAGACAAGAGCGTGTCTCGGGTGACCAACCGGATTATCAAAAACAAGGCCGGTGGCCCACAGAGAGCATCGAAGGTTCCGTCCATTCTGGCGCTCGTGGGTGTGAAGTCCACAGGCGACTCAAACGAGGACATCGCAGCAGAGATGCAGGCTATCCATGAGATCTCATCGCCCGATGCCCTCACGGCTCGCATTGAAAAGGGCACCGCCGACCTAGAAGATGCGCCGATGCTACGGGAAGAGCTAGCCAATGCAACGGTAAGGCAGATGGGCATCCTTCAGGCAGCCGCAGCTAAAGCGGCCATTGTCGAATCTGACCCGCTAACGGGACAACAGAAGATGGTGATGTCGGACGCCGGTAAGGCCGAGTACCTTCAAGTGCGAGACACCCTGGCAGACCCGATAGGGGTGACGACTCAAGCGCTAGAGGATGGCACCGCTAGCCGCACCATGGGGCGAACATTTGCGCAGGCTTTCCCTGTTCTGTTTCAGGAGTTCACCGACAAGCTTCTTAATGACATTCGAGAAGAAGCAGAAAAGACCGGAAACGCAATTAGCTACGCGGACAACCTGCAATTAAGTAGCTTTACGGGAATACCTCTAAGCCCAACGCTTAACCCTGGCTTTATCGGAGCCATGCAGAATGTCATGAAAGCGACAGACCAGGGAAGACGACCCCAGAGAC